TGGCGCAGCTTCAGGAACTTGTCCCGGGCGTCGGTGTACTGCTGGGCGGTGTACTTCGTCGGGTTGGCCTTCATCTCGGCCAGCACCGCGCGCTGATCCTCGAAGGCCCGGTTGCGGGACTCCTGCTGCGCCGCGAAGCGCGACGCGCGGTCCGCCTCGTAGGTGGCGACACGGGCACGCTCGCGGATGTCGCGGCGGCCACCGAAGAGCTCCTGGAACTGCTGCCCGACCGACACCGACAGTGCGCGGACAGGCGTCAGCTGGAGGGCGTCGCTGGTGCCGATCCGGACCTGCTGCAGGCGGTTGCGGAGGGCGTCCAGGGACGACAGCGACGTGTTGAACGACCGCTGCTGCTGAAGCGGCGTGGCACGCGGAGATCCACCGCTGCCGGGAGGCGGGACGCCGGGGGCGCCCGGGCCGCCAGGACCCGGAGGCGTGTTCGGGGTCACGACCGTGTTGGCCTGCTGCCGGTTGCGCGGCTGACGCGTCTGGACGCCAGGCTGCGGCTGCCCCCCGCCACCCGGGGCTGCGGAAGGAGCAGGCTGCGTCAGCGAGGCAGGCCAGTTGAGGACGATGACCCGCATCGGAGCCGGCGCGTTGTAGATCGCCGCCGTGCCCGCCTGGACCGCGGCCGCGGAGGCCTGTGCCTGGGAGGCGAAGCGATTGCCCAGGCGGAAGCGCAGCGTGGGCGCGTTGGGGCCGCCGGGGTTGATCGGGCCGCCGCCGGCACGCCGCTCCATCTCGTCCATGCGGCGCAGCGCGAGCTGGCGCCAGCGATCGGCGAGGCGAGAGCCGCCCTGCTTGTGATTGGCGACCACGAAGCCACCGACGCGGGGCACGACGACCTCGGGCCCGTGCTGGCCGAGCATCGTGACGCCCAGGGGCGTGGAGTAGGGCTCAGGGCCACGCTCGCCGGCGAGGATGGCGCCAGGGTGGTCAGCCAGCGGCGGGAGCTGGCCAGACGCCCAGTGCGGCGCGTGCTGGCGCGCCATGATCGCCCCGGTGCGATCGCTGGCCGGCAGCTGCCTCTCGAGCGCACGACGCACCCATGGGCTGGTGGCGCCGCCGCCCGCGTGGGCTGGGAGGCGCTTCTTCTGGGTCGCCCTGGCCATGAACTCGAAGGACTGCCGGCGGTTGTCAGGGCCTGGCCAGCAGACGTCGTCCATGGAAGGAACGACGAACCTGTCCCAGTTCGGGATCGTTGAGGCTGTGCCCCCAGTCGGGCGGTAGAGGCTGTCCCTCGAAGTCGAGCGCCATCCGCCCCCGGCTGGTGGCCTGGTCCACCTTCCACCCTGGAAGGCTTCGGCCGCCAGAGCGCTTGATGATCGGTCCGCCCCCCGCGCGCCCCTGGAGGAAGCGCAGGCGGCGATCCGCGGCCGCGCTCATGGGCGCGGGCTCGGAGCTCGGGAGCATGGCGCCGCCGGACTCCGACGTGCCGCCCCGGGAGATGCCGAGCAGCGCGTTCAGCTGCTGCGATCGCGCCTCCATGCCGGGGGTGATGGTCGTCCCCGTGGTCGTGGCCGCGAGCATGCGCGCGAGCAGCCCACCGGCCTTGACCGGGCCGCCACCGGCGAACTTGAAGCGGGTCAGGAGATCCCACTCGTTCTCACCGAGTGCGCCAAGGCCCTCGTGGTACCCCTTCGTGAACAGCTCGGCCACGTTCTCGAGAGCGCTCTTGCTCCCGTATGGGCTGATGTGCTGCATCCGGCGGGCGGCCATCGTGCTCGACGGGCCCCAGCCGTTGGCGATGTCCCAGGCGTGACCGAACTCGTGGGCGACGATCGAGTCCGGTCCGGTCCGGTACATCGTGTCCGAGCCCTTGTAGACCTTCTTCGGATCCGCGAAGACGTCCCGGTTGAAGAGCAGCTGCGACGTGTTGCCGCCGGTCGGCAGGGTGAGCGCGTATGCCCGGCCGCCCTCCGGGGTCTTGGCCAGCCTCCCGAGCCACTCCTCGGGGACGGCCTCGACGCCGGTGATGTGGCGCGCCGTGATCGGGTACCGCTGACCCAGCGTCTCCAGCGCGGCCATCATCTTCGGGAGGTGGTCCGGGTGGACGCCAGCCAGGTTGATGGGGCCGAACGGGTACAGGCCCTCGAGGTCCTCGGTGAACCGCGTGGTCGGTGCCGTCTTGCGGAACGTGATGCCGTTGGCGGCCGCGACGATGCCGCCCCGAGCGAACGGTCGGATGTGCTTCGAGGGGTCGAAGACGACGAGCGACGGGTGGTCGAAGCGCGTGCCCTCGCCGCCCTCCTCTCCCAGGAGCGCGTCGTAGCCCTTCCCCTGGAGGAACTGGGTCAGCTTCCCGGGGAGCTTCTGGTGCAGCGGGTTGGGGCGCCCGCTGCGAGCGGCGTCGATCGCGTTCTTGCGCAGGGCGCTCGCGAGCCAGTCGTTGTTCGGACGGGTCTCGATCGGCGTCGTCTTGACGAACCGGATCCACTCCTCGTTCAGGTCGTCGGGGAGACGGTTGCCAGGGAGCAGGCTCAGCAGGCGCGACGGATCCACGCCGACGTGGGCGCGACCGACCACGGGCTTGGCGCCCATCTTCTGGGCTGCCGAGTCGCCGGCACGGTAGTGAGCGTAGGCCCAGGCGGACTGCTCGTCGGTCAGGTAGAGACCGCGCCCGATCGTGGACATCGGGCCCATCGGCAGGCCGTACGGGTTGTCCTCCGCGCGGCCGGATCCCGGCGTCCAGAGGTTCTTGTACGTCGACAGCCCGCCGCGGAACCAGGTCCCGATGCCGCCGCCCTCGGCGAACTGGAGGGGTCGCTTCGGGCCAGCCAGCCGGTTGACCATGTAGGGCGGATCGAACTCCATCTCGCCCGGGTCAGCCTGACGGACACCGCGACCCCACTGGCTCATGGGCCAGATACCGGTGTGGACCACACCCTGCCTGGCATGGCGGTCGTTCATCTTCTCGACGATGGACCGCCTCTCGTCGTCCGAGAGCGAGAGGAACCTGTCGCTGCTCCGGAAGCGGGCAGCCCTGTTGTTCCGGATGACCCCTCGGCCGGCGTATCGCTCCGCGCCCTCCATGGAGAACGCCGCGTACCCGACCTTCGTCCCCCGACCGCTGTCCGAGAGATGACGCAGGAAGTCGGGGTTGAGGCCACCTACGATGTCCTCGGTCACCGACCCGCCGCGGAAGCCCAGGGCCCGACGAAGGTACCCACCGCCGGCGAACGCGGGCGGGCGCCAGTCGCCGTACCGGGACTGGAAGAACTGGTCCCGGTTGGGGTCCTGGAGCAGGCGCCGGCGGGTCTCCTCGGGGATCGCGGACCAGGCGCGCTCGTAGGAGGCGATCTTCTCGGCCTTCTTGGCAGCTGCCTCGGCAGCGGCCTCGGCCTGCTTCTTGGTCCGCTCCTTGGCGTCCGCCTCCGACCTGCTCTTGGCATCGCGCGCATCTGCGGCTGCCGCTCGGGCCCTGGCCTCCTCGGCGGCGACCAGCTGAGCATCGAGCGAGACAGGGGTGCCGACAGGAGGCGACCCAGGGCGGTTCTCGGGGAGCGGTGATCGGTCGGACTCCTCCTTGACCTTGGTGACCTTCCGGCGGGTGTCCTCGCGTCGCTGGGGCTGGATCGTGGGGTCCAGGGCCATGACGCCGGCAGCCGCCAGCGTCGGGTCCTGGCTCTTCATCGAGTCGATGACCTCCTCGACCGTCATCCCCTCGCGCTGGGCGGCGTTCAGGGCCTCGATCAGGCTGGGGGTCTGGACGTCGGCGGTGATGCCCTTGGCGATCTGCTTGCGGACAGCCTCGGGGGTCGCGACGTTCTTCGGCCTGCGGGACCGCCGGGTGCCGCCCTTCTTCCCCGCCCCGATCTTGAGGATCGCGTTCGGGTCACGCGCGAGGGCGGACTCGGTGCCCACTGCTTCCATGGAGGCCGCGGTGAGCAGCGCGACGTCGTCGACAGGCCCGAGGTATCGACCCTGCTCGTCGTACCGGTCGAGCTTCAGCTTTCCGGCGCGAGCCTTCCCGACGCGGCGGCGCAGCGACCTCCGGCCGCCGTGACGACGGGATCCGAGCGTCGGCTCGGTCGCCCTCGTCTTCTGGCCGGCGGTGACCGGGTCCTGCTCGTAGTTGAGCAGGGCGGCCGCCGCGTGGGGCGCGATGGCGACGAGCTCGAGCGGGTCGCTCTCGAAGTTGCGGAGGGCGTTCTTGACCGCGCTGTGCTGGGGGAAGACGCCGACCCTGCGGTCAGCTTCCTGATCGGCGCGTTGCTGGGCGGCGCGATCCTCGGCGATCTGCTGATTGCGATCGCGACGCCTGACCGCCGCCGGCTCCATGGGCTCACCGGGATCACCGAAGCCACGCGGAGCGCCACCCGTGCGGTAGCCATTCCGGCGGCTCGCTCGTCCGCGGACGTTCGGCTCAGGGGCCGGTCCGCGGGACCCTCCGGACATGACCGACGAGGTGACGGCCTCGGCCACGGAGGAAGCACTCGTGGCCGCCGGCGGGGTCGCGGCCACGGTGCCAGGGGTGGATGCACGGCGAGGGGCGCTGCGGGTGCGTGTGCCACGGTTGACCGTGGGCTCCTGGGCGGCAGGCTGCTGCGCCGGAGGGGCAGCCTGCGGGGCTGCGCTCCGGGACGTGAAGCGGCCACGCGCGTCCCTGCCGCCCGACGACGGGGGCGGCGAGGAAGGCGGCTGCTGGGTTGCCTGGGACGCCGGGGGCGGCGGCTGCTGTCCGCGCGCCTTGGCGTCGCTGGCCGCCTGCGACGGGCTACGCTGGGCGGCGTGGGCGGCCTTGTTCGCCGCGCTGCGCTGGGCACGCGGACCAGAACCGGAGGAGGGAGGAGTGGAGGGGGCGGCCGGGCCGGAGGTCCCTGCACCTGCCGGTGGGCGCCCGCCGCCCCCGTGGCCACCACCACCCTGGGGACCGCCGTGGCTGGGGCCACCGGATCCACCGAGGTCAGGGGGGCCGTTGACCCAGTAGTAGTCGAAGCCGATCTTGACGACTCCGATGCCGGCCTCGATGTCGCGCCGGATGCGCGTCCCGTCGGCCTGGGTCATCTTGACGGCGACCGGGATCTCGACGGGGTGTGCCCGGAGCTCCTCTCGGATCGCCTTCTTCATGTCGCTGATCGTGTTGCGGGTCAGCTTCGGCGTGATGTCGAAGGTGCCGCTCTTCTTCAGCGAGTCGAGCGCGGTCTGGATGTTCTGCTTGATCTTGGTGGCGGCTTCCTCGCCCTCCTTCCCGGTCAGCCTGACCTTGATGGAGATCGGGACCTCGCGAGGCTTCTCGAGCTCAGCGAGCTTCGCCTTGGCGGCGGATGCGTCGGACTCCAGCTGGCCGAGAGACAGGCCAAGGCCGACCCTGATGTCGTCGACCTTCTGACCTGCCACCGGTCACCCCTTCGGAGTCATGTCGATGACCCTGTCGTCACCGTGATTGCTTCGTCGCTGGGCCGCCCTGGTCTTGTCGACCCACTCCTGGATCATCTCATTCCTGACCGCCACGTAGTACCGCCAGGGGAACCGCGCGACGATGTGGGGCAAGACCCCGTACCGCCGCGCGATCCGGCACATCATGTCCACCGCGGTCAGGCGGCGTTTCCCTCCTTGTCGTCCTCGTCGACGTCGATCTCGGGCTCGAGGCCCTCGGTGGACACCGGCTCGGCGGCGAGGTGGAGGGTGCGGACCCGGCCCTCGAGGGTGCGGACGAGACGCTGGCCCATGCGCGCCAGCTCGGTGGCCGTCACCCTGGGCTCGGTCAGGGACTTGACCGTCAGCGCCCGGATGAAGCCGTCCTCGTCGAGGAGCTCGGCACCCGTGGCGTCGTTGACGGTGGTGAAGTCGTCCATCAGCTCGGAGTAGGTGCCGGCGTCGACCTCGGTGAGGACGAACCGACGACCGCGCATGATGAACCGGTCGGTGATGGGCTGATCGCTGAGGTCGGCGGGTGCGACCTTCTTGGTCGACTTCACTCCGGTTGACAAATCTCGAGTCCCTCCATCAGTAGGCGGCCGCCCTCGAAGACCGGGGGCGCGTAGCCCTCCAGCGGGCGAAGCCTGTACTGCTTGCCGGTCGCACGGTCGACGGTGATCAGGATCGTCTTGTCGTAGTCCGGATCGTCGAACAGCGCCCGATTGAAGTAGCTGAAGGTCGCCTCCAGCTTCCAGACCTTGAGGGTGTCGTCACCCTTCTTCATGAGCCGGACGGTCCACTTCACCATCCTGCCCACGTCCGTGCCGAGAGCACGGACCCGGATCTTGCCGGCGGACCCAGTCATCGTCTGGGCTAGCCCTGGCACATCGGCTCCTCCCCTGGAGTGAAGCTGTAACGCCCCTGAAACGCAAAGAACGGGGCGGCCACCCCGAAGGATAGCCGCCCCGTGCGCTGGCGTCGAGATCAGATGACCCCGAAGGATCACGGGGTCTCGAGGATCACCCAGCTGTTGGCCGCGCGGAAGTTGCCCGAGATCCGGACCGCGTCCGTGTTCGAGCAGTTGACCGCCGCGTCGAACAGGGCCTGGCCGGAGCCCACGAGGACCTCGTGGGTGTCGCGGTCGTCCGCGTAGAGGTACGTGAGCACCTCGTCCTGCGACGCCGCATCCAGGAGGGCGTCGCCGTCCGTGTCCAGGATGCCCGCGAAGGTCCCCGAGAGGTCCTTCAGACCCACCAGGTAGGTCTTGTTGGTGTCGCCGAACGTGGTCGCATCCACGTAGTCGCGGTTGAGGTTGAGGGTCCACTCGTTCTTGTAGACCGCCTTGGTGCCGCCCCCGCCCTTCGGGCCGCCGAGGTAGATGGCACCGTTCTTGCCATGGAGCTTGGCCATGGGATACAGACCTCCCGATGCTCAGGTTCAGGTTGGTGACTGGTCGGTCCAGATCTCGTAGGTACCACCGACCGGGTACACCTTCTTCCCCTCTGCGTCGAGCTCTGGATCCAGGTCCAGGTCGTTCGTCCGACGGCAGATCAGGGTGGTCTGTCCCGCGACCGTGAGCTCGGCCCCATCTAGGACCTCGGCCCAGGACTGGTCGACGTCGTCAGCGTCGACCGGATTGCGCGAGTAGAAGACCACGTCGACGGCAGCCACGATCATCCTGGAGTCCCCGCCGAAGTCGTCTTCGTACGGTGACGCCACGATGCGGTAGACCCCCATCGGGTAGTCGAACTTCTCGGGCGCGACGCCCTTGTGGATGCCACCAGTCAAGGCGGCATACAGCCCGGTCTGAGCCCTCATGAACTGGACCAGGGCGCGCGTGATGTTGCTGGACCTCGTGTACGGCATCGCTACCTCCGGACCGAGAGGACCCCGGTCTTGAAGCGAGGACTGACCCGACGTCCATGTCGGAACGCGCTCCTGATGGCGTTCGGCAGGAACCGACGCGCCTCATAGAGCGCTGGGCGCAGGAAGGGATGAGCCCGGTTGTGCCGCGTCCCGAACTCCTGGTAGCGGGCGTACGGCGTCGGGCTGACGACCCAGACCCAGATCCACTGGCCCCGTCTCACCGGGGGGGTCGTGTAGATCTCGTTTCGCAGCCGACCACCGAGCCGTGTCTCAACGACCCGAATGCCCCTGCGATCCTCGTGGTCGCCCGACCAGCCCTCTGGCCGCTTGACCTGGTGGAAAGAGTCGTTCTCGTCCTTCGCTCCGAAGAACGCGCGACCCCTCTTGAGCTCGTACCGGCCACGGGCCGTCAGGGCGAAGGTCCCTGATCCGCGACCCGTCCCCACACCCTCGGACGACGTGAAGCCGACCTTGGCGAGGACCGGACCATCAGGCCCCATGCGGACGCGCCTGAAGTCGCCTCCGCGGAGCTCACCATCAGCGGTCCGGAGCACCGGCTTGTAGTCGTTCGGCCGGCCGTACACGTCCTCCTCAGGGGCGACGCGACGACCGTGCAGACGGCTCTTCTTGAACTGGCGCATCTGCTCCGGGGTCCGGATGAAGACGCCGCGGTTGCCCGCCACGCCGCTCGATGCGCCCTGGAGCGCGGACCCGCCGACCGTGAACCGGTTGACGGTCTTGACCACCTTGCCGCCGTTCGCGACGCCGCGGGTGTCGGCGAAGACCCGGCGCACGGGGGCGTAGTGCTTCGCCCGCTGCTCCGTGTACGTGCCGGCGCTGGCCAGGCCCTCGGTGGCGGTGGTGATGATCATCGCCACCACGCCATCGACGACCTTGCCGACGTCGGCGCCCTTGTACTTCTCCCCAGAGCTCCGCTTGCGGACCCGGGCGGCGGGAGTGATCTGCCCCCCGGCGGATCCGGTTATCCGGCCGATGCCCATGTCACTGGATCCGCTTGAGGAAGGCCCTGACCCACTCGGGCCAGGTCTGCTCGGTCGAGGTCTCGACCACCGCGTATGTGACGCCGTGGATCGTCACCTCGTCACCCGGGTCGATCGACGTCCCCGCCGGTACCCGGAGCTCGAAGTCGCCCACGGTCACGACCTGGGCGGCCTCCTGCTCGAACGCACGTCCGAGGTTCGGCACGACCCAACCCTTGACGGTCGTGGTCGAGGTCTCCCAGCCCAGCGTGTCATCGCCGAACGGGTTGCTCGCATCCTTGGCAGCGGGAGTCTTGTGGCGGATCGTGACCGTGTCCACCAGGAACTTCTCGCCGAGCTTCTGGACCTGTCGCAGCTGCTTGGCGCTGATCACGACCCAGCCCCCGCGCTCATGAACCGGTACCCGTCGAGGAGGGACATGATCTCGGGGGAGGCGGACTGCTGGACGCCCATGCGCTCTCCGCGCCGGGCCGAGTCCTTCTCCATCGTGATCTCGCCCACCTTGAGGGATCGGAGGCCGGCCATGCCACGCGCCCTGGTCTCCCGGTCGGCGAACGCGTCCGCCGCCAGGAGCGCCGTGGCGTAGGCGATGTCGAATGGCAGCTTGGTCGTGTACGAGGCGGTGATCCTCGAGTCCGGATCCTGCTGCGCGTCGAAGACGATCGTGCCCTCGTCGCGGTTGATCGTGAACCCGGTCGTGACCTCGACCCCGTCCACCTCGACGGTGACGTCGTCGCTGGTCCACCACTGGTTCTGGGCCCGGTAGGTGCGGGCATCGGTGGCCTCGAGCTCGTCCCAGAAGATCGGGATGGTGCGACCGTAGGTGTAGCTGAAGCGGCCGGTCACGTTCTCGAGACCGATCACCGGGACGATCGCTGCGCCGAAGAGCCCGTTCCCGGTCATGGCCAGGGAGACGATCTCGATCCAGCTCTCCGTCACGTAGACGTCGTCGTCCGGGAAGTCGATGTACTGCTGGTTCGTCACGTCGAACTTGACGGACGAGACCGAGATGATCGGCCGGTGCCACAGGTAGAACTTGCGCTGGACCTCGCCGAAGGGCGAGTCGGCCAGGCGCACCCGGTGGCGCTCGTTGGTGATGGTGCCGCCGCGGAAGTCATGCGGGACTGGGCGCCCCGGCGCGGCGCAGAGGACATTCACCCTCGCCGACGCAGCAGCAAGGGTCGTTCGGAGGCTGACGTCATCGACCTCGTCCAGGTCGACACCCATGCCCATCGTTCGGAACCGCTCAGGGGTCACGTAGAGCAGCACGGGGACCTCCAGATACCACAGAGGGGGGAGCCGGAGCCGAAGCCCAGCTCCCCCCTCCGGATGCCCGTCCGGGACCTGGGGATCAGCCCAGGGCGGTCCGGACGCGGACCTTGTTCGAGAACGTCGGAGCCTTCACCGCCAGGCCCCACATCCCGAAGATGATGAAGAGCTTGGTCAGCTGGCCCGAGACACCCACCGGGATCTCGAGCACCGTCGGGCCCTCGCTGCCCAGGTAGGGCATCGAGATGCTCGACTCGTCGAGGAGGTAGATGTCCCGCACCTCGTTGGAGCTGTACTCCGTCGAGGTGTAGGCGCCGATCGAGTCGCCGGGGATCGACATGATCGGGATCGCGCCGAACACGGTGTTGATCGCGTTCGTCGTGACGCCCGGGGCGATCTGGACGCGGTCGCCGGTGTAGCGGACGAGCTTGTCCTGCGACTGGTTGTACCGGCTGTGCTCGATCGGGCTCATCACCGCGACCGCCGGCCGGCCAGGACCCACCTGCATGATCTCCACGCAGGCGTCGTCGACGGCGTTCCGCACCAGGTCGAGCGCGTTGTCCAGGTCGATCTGGACGTTCTTCGCACGGCTGGTGTTGAGGATCGAGCGAAGGCCGGTGAAGGCGTTCGCGTCGTAGGCGCCGAGCTCGTTCGAGCTGGTGCCGCCGCTGTCCGTCGAGTGGCCGGAGAAGATCTGCTTCTGCATCCGGTGCGCGAGAGCCCGGAGGCCGCCCGTCAGCTCGAGCTGCTCGGGGTTGAACCCGGAGCCCGACTGGATGGTGGCGAACTGGCTCTTGAGCGACACGCCGCGCCGGGTCGCGATGACCGCGACGTTGGTCGTGTCCCGCTCGTAGGTCGAGCGGTCATCCGTGACCGTGCCCAGCTCCGGCATGAACTGCGCGTCGCCGAACCCGGTGATCCGCTGGAACGTGTGCGTCAGGCCGTTGGCCGGCTCCTTCGCGATCCGGTCCCAGTACGGGAACTCGCGGATGTACAGCTCGTACAGGATCGGCTCGAGGTCCTGCCGGATCAGCGCAGCGGCGCCGGCCGTGTCGAGCGCCCGGACGATGCCGGGATCGACGGAGGCCTGGAACTGCTGGTTGAACGCGGCCAGACGGGCGTTGCCGCCCGCGGAGAGCCAGACCTGCAGCGGGATGCCCGTGCCGCCCTTCTGCGCCTGCTCCGCGAAGAGCATGTGCAGCTCGGCGGTGGAGCGCTCCCGGAGCGTCTTCCGCATGGCGAGCATCTCGGAGCCGGAGAGCACCCGGGAGCTCGGGGTGGGGGCACCGATCGACTGATCGTTGATGCCCTGGGTGATCGGGGTCGGCGTGGCGACGGGCGCCGGCACCGTGTTGGCCTGGGCATTGAGCCCGGCCAGGATCGGTGCCATCTGCTCGTTCAGCGACGCGAACCCCTGCAGGAGCTTCTTCAGCTCCTCGGGATCCATCGCGTGTTACCTCCCAGAGGCTAGCTTGAGGAACGCCTCGCTGTAGATCCCCTTCGAGCGGAGCTCATCGAACTCGTCGACGAGCGCCTTGGTCGAGGCCTTGCGGCCCACGGGGGTGTCAGCGAGACGCTGGAAGATGGTCGACATCTGGTGCATGGCGGTGCCAGCCTGCAGAGCGACCTCGTCCCGGATCCGCTCCGCGTCCTTGCGGGCAGCCCGCTCCGACTCGAGGTCCTCGCTCAGCTTGGCGACCGCTTCCGCGGACGCCGTCAGCTGTGCGAACAGACCACGGACCAGGGTCGCGACACCGGGGTCCATGTTCTCGAGCTGGGTGGCAAGCTGCGCCTCCGGTTCGACGGAAGCGGTCGTGGTCGGGGTCTCCGACCACTCATCCTCCTCGGCCCCCGAGCTGTCGCTGTCGCCGCTCGGCGAGGAGCCATCGCCATCGGACGACTTGCCGTCATCCGTGTCGATCTCGATGATGCGGACCCGCGAGTCCGTGACGTCCGGCTCCACGTCCTTGTGGAAGCCGGAGCCGCAGCCATCGCGGGGGGAGCCCTTGCCGCCGCCGCAGTCCGGGCATCCGGCGTCGGTGACGGTGGGATCCGCGGAAGCCGCGACCTCCGGCTCGGGCGCGCCGAGCTGCAGGCCGTTGAGGCTGCCGGTGATCTGGTACTGGTCGCCCGCGAGCGTGAGCGTCGGGGATCCCAGCTGGTGGGTGCTGGACTTCTCCAGGTCCTTCCAGGCCTTGAGCAGCGCCTTGCTGGCGCCGGTGGCCCGGTCGACCCAGGACCGCGGGTTCGCGGGGATCGAGACGATGGACGTCTCGAGCAGCATGACGTGGTTGATCGTCAGGGCGCCCGACTTCTTGTCGCGGACGGCCCCGCCCTCGGGGATGAGGGCGCCGATCGACAGGCCGAGCTTCACGCCGTTCTTGATCGACGTGAACGCCTTGACGGCGCGCTCGTTCGTCTGGTCGATCTCGATGTCGTAGTCGAGGTCGTAGTTGGGGTTCCCGTCGCCGTCGACCCCACGCTTGACCAGGACCGCCTTGACCACGGAGCCGGCGACGTCCTCGGGGACGTTGTAGCTGTGGTTCAGGAAGATCGTCAGGTTGTTGTTCGCGTCCCGCTCCATGTCCTGGAGCGCGGACTCGGTCATGACGTCGCCGTGCAGGTCACGGGTCGTGGACGAGGCCACGCCGTGGAGCCGCATCTTGCCGTCATCGCCCAGGCTGGCCGTGAGCAGACCGGTGAAGATCTTGAACGCTGCCTGGGGCATCGCCTCCAGGTCGGCGTCCGCGGTGACGATCGCGTCACACGCGCGGGTGAGGACAGGGCTGCGGCCCACGATCAGGGGGTACATCTACGCCTCCGGTACCGATGCCTCGGCTTCTCCTGCCTTGCGGTGGAGGTCGCCAAGGAGCTCATCGAAACGGGCAGCCGCGAAGTCCCAGCTGAAGCTGAGCGCGTGTGCCCTTCCTGCCTCCCCCAGCGACCGGCGCAGTCCGCGCGAGTCGTACAGCTCCTCGAGCGCTGAGGTGAAGGCCTTCGGGTCTGACAGCCAGACATCCTCACCGGACGGAACGGTGAGGGTTGTGAGCGGCTCCAGGAGGATGCCGCCAGGGCCGACGACCTCGGGGATCGCCGACACGTTCTGCGCGACCACGGGGATCCCGCAGCCGATCGCTTCGAGGGGCGAGAAGCCGAAGCCCTCGCCACGCGAGTTGCTGATGAAGACGTCCGCCATGTTGTACAGGGCGTTCAGGTCCTGCTGCGGCCAGCTCGTCGAGCCGTTCGTCTGGTCGGGATACCAGAACCGCTTGGGGTCGATCCCCTCCTGCTTCGAGCGGGCGAGCAGCTGGTCCAGGCGAGTGCCGTGGCCGGCCGTCTTGCCCGGGTCGCAGTGGAACCAGACGTGGACGTCGGGGTGGTTCTTCATGAACGGGACCAGCGACCGCCAGGAGCTGGCATAGTCCTTGCGCCCGCTGTTGGAGTCGACGCGGAGGACGAAGAACGCATCCTCCGGCAGCCCGAGGGCCCTCCGGATCTCCTTCTTGGACCTGACCACCTGCCCGTTGGACAGCGTGATCGGCTTCTCCTTGACCGGCCAGAAGTGCTGTGGATCGAAGCCGTGGTAGACCACGGGGACATCGCCGCCGAACGCCTGCTGGCCCCACTTGGACATCGCCGTCGCGGCGGTGACCTTGGGCACGAGCTCCGTCCAGCTGGGCGGCAGGTTCACGCCGTCGATCGGGATGTAGCTCAGGATCGGCCGGTACTGCAGCAGGATCCGGCTCGGGTCGAACTTGTTCTCGAACAGGAGCTGCAGGATCATGTGCGCGTCGTTGAGCATCACGACGACGTCGGGCTCGATCGTGCCCAGCAGCTCGACGTGGCGATGCTGCCCGTAGACGTCCGTGGTGATATTCGAGTGCGGCAGGTACATCCGCAGCGGGGACTGCTTGGTCGGGTCGAGGTGGCCTGGCCAGGAGTCGCCCTGGTAGTTGTACGCCAGGACGTGGACCTCGTGACCGAAGTCCCTGACGAGCCGCTCGCCGATGGCGTGCGTCACTCGCGCGAAGCCGGTGTGGCAGCCGGCGTCACCCAACCACAGGATCTTCATCCCGCTCCTCCCACGCTCCCGTGGGGGGAGCTGATGGTCACTGCCGCCGCACCTCGATGTAGCGCGGTCGGGTCGTCTGGGTCTTGCCATCGCCGTACGTGATCTGCCACTGGCAGAGGTACGTGCCGATGACGGCAAGGTCGTTCACGGCCCAGTCGTAGCGGACGTTCCCCTCGGTGGGGTCGCCGACCACGGTGGCCGCTGCGTTCACGGTGTACTGCCGGTCGTCGGGCTTCCGCATCTGGAAGGCCACCGTGGCGCCGGTCAGGTCCTCGATGTCCGAGTCGTCGCCCCACGCGTGCAGGTTCGCCTGCAGCGATGGCTTGCGATCGCCCTGGACGAAGGTCGCTTCGATGTCGTAGTCGGCCATGGCTACCTCACACGATCCAGGCGTCAGCGGTGATGCTCGCGGCGTTCGTCTGGTTGATCGTCCAGTCGATCTCGCGCGCCGTGACGGCATGATCGAGCTCGCGGGCGGTGACCACGTGGTCGAGCTCGCGGGCCATGAGCGACCAGTCCGCCGGCGGTCCGGCGAGCGGTCGGGTCACGACCGCATCCGCGGCGATGGTGCCGGTGATGCGCCGGAGGTAGACGGCGTCCGCGGTGACGGCCCCGGACCTGACGATCCGGGCCATGGCGTCGGCCGTGATGGAGCCGACCCGGACGTAGATCGCGTAGGCGTCCGCGGAGATCGAACCAGGGATCGTCGCCCTGATGATCGCGTCCGCGGGGAGGGTGCCAGGGGTGGGGGACAGGATGACCGCTGCCGCCAGCACCCCGCCCGTTCGGGTGACCGAGGTGATCGCATCGGCTGCGATCGACCCCTGGACCGTCTTCTCGATGACCGCGTTGGCGGCGATCGTCCCTGGGACCGAGCCCTGGACGATCGCGCTGGCCGTGATCGTAGCAGAACGGGGCGCCAGGATGGAAGCGTCAGCCGTGATGCTGTGCGGTTCCGTGCGGCGCTGTACGGCATCCGCGGGGATGGAGCCGGTGACCGTGCTCACGCCGGCAGTGATGACAGCGTTGGCGGTGACCGAGCTCGAGCGCGTGACCTGGACCACGGCATCGGCAGTGACCGACGCGTCGACGGTGGCCTTGATGACCGCGTCGACGTCGATCGAGAAGTCCAGGTTGTAGGCCGTGACCCGTCGGACGTGCCACTCGACAGGCTTCCAGCTCGTCTTCGAGTTCGCGACGACGCCCTTGTACCCGGCGGACGGCAGACCCGAGAGCACCTCGTTGATCTGCGGCCGGGGCTCGGGGTCGCCGACGCGCCAGACCTTGGCCTTGACCCGGGAACCCTTGACGTACCCCTTGAGGTAGAACTCGTCGCCCTCGGCGACCGTGCCGAGGTACGAGCTCAGGTCGACCGGCCCGAAGCGGACCGTCTGGTAGTCGTCTCGGATCTGCAGGCTGGGAGCGCCGGCGACGCCGACGATCAGCTCGACGCCGACGTACTCGGCGTTGTAGTAGCCGAGGCCGCTGGTCTCCCCGGAGTGGCGCAGGTAGACCGCGATGCGGGTCCCGCCGACGAGCTGCTCGGCGGCCTGGACGTACTTGACCCTGGCGCTGATCGAGCCCTTCTGGTACGTGCGCCGGTTGACGTAGCCGCCGCGCTCCGAGTCGAGCACGGTGTTCGAGTTGTCGTAGACGAAGGCGCCGTCGGTCGGGTTGCGGCCGAGCTCGGCCGTGCTTCCCTCGATTCCGGTGATCATCGTCCACCGGGTGCCCCAGGTCCCGGCGACCGTCTCCGGGTCGTCGAACGGGTCGTCGATGATGACGGCCGGAGTGTCCTGGATGATCGCGTCAGCAGTGACCGATCCCGAGTGCAGGATCGACAGGAGCGCATCGGCGGTGATCGCGCCAGTCGGGGTCGTCTTGACCACGGCGTTGGCAGCGATCGACCCGGAGACCGTCTTGAGCACGACCGCGTCCGCGGTGATGGCGTCGGTGATCGTCGAGCCACCGGTCTCGATCCAGGCGTCGGCGGTGATCGAGCTCGCGACCGTCGCCTTGATGACCGCGTCGGCCGGCAGGGTCTTGTTCTCGGTGTACCCGAACGTCAGGTTCCCGGAGAACTGGATCCAGGGGCTGAGGGTCTGGTTGTTGCTGGAGGCGTCGCCGCTCGGGAGGTCGGATGTCGTGGACTGGTCGCCCAGGTACATGTAGGCGGTGTCGGCCGTCCGGGTGGACGCGACACGGCACCCGATCTCGACGACGATGCGATCACCGTCGGAGCAGGAGTAGGACGAGATGCTCGCCGAGCCGAAGGCCCAGAAGTCACGGGTGTTTGCCGAGGGGCTGTTCCACTCGGTGCTCTCGCCGGACCCGTCGTAGAGGGTGGCGACCACCGACCCGGTCTTGTTCACCACGTAGACGCGGACCTTCGTCGTCAGGTTCGCGGAGGTGGGCGACTCGCGGACCACCATGACACCGGTCAGGGTCCCGCTGATGGTCTGGGCAGCCAACGGGCCCGAGATGCCCTGGAACCACAGTTGGTCGTTGGGGTTGGTCCCGTTGCCGACCGTCACGGTCGGCCCGATGACCGTCCCGCCGTACCTGGTGGTCGTGAGCCTACGGGTCGTCTGAAGGACGCTGGTGTTCACCTCCCAGAAGCCGTTCAGCGGCCTGGAGAGAGCGAGGTCCGCAGCCTTGGTGACGTTGAAGTAGAAGCGCGTCGCCATCAGGGCACAGCGAAGCCCCCGCCATCAGGCGAGGGCTTCGTCCGGATCGTCAGGCCAGTGTCCACGGGGTGGGATCCCCTCAGATGGCCCCATGGGATTGGGGCGTCTCAACCAGTGGGGATCATACCCCTCGCGAACAGCTCCACGTTGTCGCCGACGACGATCTGGTTGTTGGGCAGCAGCCAGATGCGATCGACGAACCCGTCGACGCGCTTCTTCCCGATGCCGTAGCAGACGACCTCCTGGGCGACGCCGTCCTTGACGCCGACCTGGCCGATGTGCCGGGCGACGTAGTACGGCTGCTCCCCGGGGAGGACCGCCATGGAGAACAAGATCGAGAACCCGTCGGGCAGCTTGCGGCACAGGTGCCAGGTGCCCGGCTCGCGCATCCGCTCACCGAGCTTGGCGATCCAGCCCTTCTCGTCGAGGTCGACCGCGACCCACCCCTCGTCGAGCGCGAGGAGCAGGAACAGGGGGTGGTCGCCGTCCCAGTCAGGAAGCTCCAGCACGCTCGCGAGCCTCCTTCACTCCGAGGGTGGGCAGACCATACCGGTCGTTGATGGCGCGGCGCTCCTCGATCTGCTCGACCGGTCGGCGCGCCATCGTCTCGAAGTACAGCTGCTCGTTGGCCAGGACGGCCGTGACGTGGCCGGTCTTGATCCCGGTGTCCACGAAGATCCGACCGCCGGCCGCCTTGACGTCCATGCAGAACCGCAGGTCCTCGCCCATGCCGTCCCGCCACTGGAAGAAGTCGGGTGTCTTGGTGTGGTCCCGGCGGACCTCGTAGGGCGGCATCTCGTCGCCCACCAGGCGCTCGAACGCGCGCTTGGCGATGAGGCAGAACGCCATGCCGGTGGCGTCGACCTCGACGATCTCGCCCGGCTCCCAGGTCTCCCGGATGTTGTACGGGCCCGTGGTCGCGGTCTCCCGCATGTACAGCGTGGGCTGGTACGGGAAGCCGCGCCGGAAGCAGAGCCCGCCCACGATGTCGGGGTCAAGACCCTGATCCTTGAGCGAGTAATACGTGTCGACCAGGCGCAGCAGGGCGTCCGGCTCCCAGGTCATGTCGTCGTCGATCATGATCACCCAGTCGCCGCGCATGAGCTGCACCAGCGCGTTCCGCTGGATGGTCAGCACCGACCCCTGGAAGATCAGCTTGTCGCACGGCTCCGGGAACCGGGTCCCGAGCAGAGAGACCAGGGTGGCGTGCGCGATCTGGTCGCGCATCGGCAGGCCCACCGTGCCGAGCGGCTCCTGGTCGGAGCGAAGCGAAGCGGCCGCCACCTGGACCGCGGTCGGGTTCTCGACGATCTTGGGCATCAGTGGGGTCCCCCCGTCTCCTGGGCCTCGATCCGGTTGCGGACGTCGGCGATCACGTTCTCCAGTCCCGCGCGCAGGCTGATCAGCTCCTGCGGGTAGAAGCTGGCCATCTCGTCGTTCTTGCCGAAGCGCAGGGCCACGCCCTGCGGCCGCGACTCGTCGGACTCGATCGCCGGCGAGTACCCGACGATCTCGGCGCAGATGCGCGCCACGGTGCGGAACGAGGTCGGCGTGCCGGAGGCGATGTTCATGACCTGGACGCCCTCGACGCCGGCAGCGAGCCGGGCCTCGGTGGCGCCCACGATGTCATTGACGTGGACGAAGTCCCGGCACTGGCTCCCCGAACCCCAGATCACCAGGGGGTCCTCCCTCAGGACCGCCCTGCGGGCGATCGACGGCACGGGGTAGTCGAAGGACTGCCCAGGGCCGTAGCCGGAGAAGGGACGGATGACGAGCGTGTGAAGGCCGTATCGGGCGGCGGTCCATGCCAGGTTCTCCCCCACGAGCTTCGAGAGGCCGTACAGCTCGTCGGGCCGCCCCCAGGTGTCCTGCCGGACATCCACCAGCTCCTCGCCGAGGGGCCCGAACTGGGACCCCTCCTTCTGCGCGATGACCGGGTAGACGGCGCTCGACGACGGGTAGATCAGCGTGGTGGCGTGCTCGACCGCCCATCGGAAGATCGCCTGGTCCAGGCGCAGGGCGTCGGCGTTGTACATGGGATCGAGCTCGATCTTCATCCGCCCGCCGACCGGGCTCGCGAAGTGGTAGACGCGGTCGACCTGCTCATCGAAGCCGTCGAGCCACTCGACCATGTCCATCACATCGCCCGGGAGGCCGAGGTAGGACGGGTTGATGTCGACCGTCCAGATGTCGACGTCCTCGATCCCCGCGAAGTGGTGGATGAAGTGGCTGCCCAGGAACCCTGAGCTGCCGGTGATCAGGATCTTCACCTGCTCCTCCTGTCGGCCGGCCGGGTGGCCGTCACCGTGGTGCTCCGGTCAGCGACAGACCCAGAGCTGGAAGTCGTAGAACGGGGGATAGAACCGGAGCTCCTGGTATGCGACCGGGATCCAGCCGGCGCCCTCGAGGAGCTGCCGGTAGCTGGGCACCGAGAACGACCAGACGTGCTCGTGGTTCCCCTGTCCCTCCGTCTCGTTGATCGGAGAGCTCGCGATCAGGTAGGTCGCCTTGGCGCGCGCCGCCCTCACGAGCGCTGCCGGGTCCTCGAGGTGCTCGAGGATCTCCGTGAGCACGATCGCGTCGACGTGCACGATCTTGTCCAGGAAGGCGACGGCGTCGCCGGTGAACCACTCGACGCGGTTAGACCACAGCGACCGGTCCTGCTGGAGCTCGACGATCTGGGGGCTGCTGATGTCCCCCAGGTACAGCTGCTCGATCTTCCTGATCGAGTTGGCGGTCTTGACGATGGAGCCATCGCCACAGGCCGGGTCGGCGACGCTCTCGGGTCTGAGCCAGGAGAGCATGGCGCCGGTGGTGAGGTACCTGGCCACATGATCTGGCCAGGCATCGTTGGACCGGACGACCTGGTAGCCGTCCGGTCCGAGAGGCTGGTGGAGCCGCTTCACGTCAGTCGTCGGAAGCGACCAGGGTGGCGTCGCCCGGCGAGCCGCTGTAGACCGCGATCTCGGTCACGTCGGCGCCGTCGACGGGGACAGTCACGTTGTCCCACTGCCAGGTGTAGTCGCTGTTCGGCGTGAACAGCGGCGACACGAGGGAGTCGTGGCCGTCGAAGTCGATCTGGAGGAAGTACGTGATCGGCGTCCCGTCGTCCTCGTTGAGCGGCGTGTCGGTCTCGTCGCCGACCATGCGGATGTTGAGGACGTCGCCCAGCTCCGCGTCGGACAGCGCCTGGAACGCCGAGGCGTACGGCGTCTCGGCGTCCGGCGTGTCGTCGATGTGGGCCTTGAACACGGTGGTCATTCGGGATCCTCCCCTGCGTATCCGGCGGCCAACACCTCCGGCCACCATGCGTGGTTCTTGACGAAGGCCCAGCCCTTGACAGCTGCAACGCCGCTGCAAGCTGAGCGCATCATCAGCCGATTGTGCTCTGTCCAGCCGCTGTTCGCCAGTCCCACCCTGTAGTAGCGCAGGTAGTCCTGCATCATCTCGTCCAGGGAGCGCTCGTGGAGGAAGTACCCGTCGGGCACCTGCCACAGGGCGTTGCGCTTCGAGGGAGGCGTGGAGTGGAGCATCGCTGGCCACCCCAGGCGAGTCTCGAAGAGCCGCAGGTGCGCGTGGCGCTCCTCGTACTCCTGGCCCTCCACCCAGCTCCGGAACGGGATCCAGAGCGCGTCGCGCGGGGTGTCGAACGAGTGCTCGGCGCACCATGTCGCCCAGCTCAGCGTCCGCAGCAGGTCGTCCGTCGGCACCTCGTCGGCGTCGATCTTGAACGTCCACTTCGTCTTGATCCGGGGGAGCAGATCGGGCCCGAAGGTGGCATCACCGAAGCCGGCGACCCTGCTCGTGACGAGGATGTCGGCGATCTCCTCGGCGGCCGCGAACGTGTCGTCGTCGCCGGGATCGCGCGGGTTGTCGCACTGCACGTTGACGGCGATCGTCTCGAAGAACGGTCGGATCCGCTTGAGCAGCTTCCACAGGCGATCAGGATCGTTCCAGACCACGATCGCGGGGGTGATGTGGGAGTACGGCCAGGTGCTGTCGAACCCGGCCGCAGCCACGACCTCCTCGAGGGGAGGGCAGAGGACCGGGTCAGACACCGGACGGCCGGTAGGTCATGGAGAGGATCCGGCTGAGCGTCTCCTTGTAGGCGCCGCTGTTCAGCCACTGATGGAACGCCTCGCCGTCGGCGCTGTACATCTCCCGGCTGTTGACCCGCTCGTACCCCTCGTCCGACGCGGCCTTGCCCCAGGCGGGGTGCATGTGCTCGACGAGCACGTCCTTGAACAGGTACAGGATCCCAGCGTCATCGCCGATCCTGCGCCAGGCGTCGTCCACGTACAGGTGCTTGAGGAACGGCGGCGCGAACCAGCCGAGCGCGTGGATGACGTTGGAGGTCACGAAGATCTGGGTCGGGATGTCCGACCGGGCGCCGTCGTGGGCGTACATCATCGCGACGTTGTGGGTCTGGACGTGGCGCAGGAAGATCTCATCCCAGCCCTTCGTCCGGAAGCGGTGGTCGTCCCCGATGAAGCCGATGATGCTCGCGAAGGGGTCGACCTGGATGACCTCCGCGGCGGCCTCGTTCAGAGCCTTGACCATGGTCCCGCCGGGGACCGAGAGCAGACCCGCAAGCTCGTTGTGCGGGTCGGACAGCTGCACCTCCGACTGGTAGGAACCACGAAGCGGGTCCCCCTCGTCAAGGACGAAGAGGACCCGCGTGTGTGTGTCGTGGCGCGTCGCTGCGAGCGACTCCACGACCTCTCGGACCGCCGCCGGCCGTCCGCGTGTGGGGCATAGGACCAGGATCACGAACCATCCCTCTCCGGCTACGTGGTGGGTGTCACCAGTGTATCCGGAGCGTGGCGCTCGTTTCAGTGACCTCTCAGCAGGCGGCTGATACCGACTCGATCCTGTCCCCCCATCCGAATGTGTGGAGGTTGGGCCAGTCACCCGAGAGCCACGAGCTTCCGGCGTACCCCATGAGCGACCAGAACAGGGCGATGCAGTTGCCGCCCTCGTATGCCTTCATGGAGCTGATCCGGTCCATGGCTGTCAGCGCGTAGACCGACGAGCATCCGGACGGGAACATGAACGCAGACCCACCGGCCAGGGGGACGTCGCACATCGACGACCACGGGTGGCAGATCTTGGTCTTGTACCCCTCGTAGTTCTTGTTCTCGTAGATCATCACCTCGAACTTCATCGCCGAGGTGTTGCAGGTGTCATCCACCCACCTGCCATACGTGCCGTTGTAGTGCCACTTGCTCCAGTCGATCTCGGCCGACGCAGCGACCGGGATGAGCAGGGCAAGCAGCGCCAGGATGACCGCCAGGATCCGGTTTCTGACCTTCATGGATTGGGGGACCTCCCTTGCCCCCTGATCAGCACCCTGCGCTGTTGACGCAGAGCTTCCAGACATCACCGAGCATCCACGCCCCCACGAAGAGGAGGACCGCCCAGGTCGCGACGCAGAACAGGATGATGAGCAGGAAGGTGCGACACCCGCACCCCCGCGGCTCGTCCATCTCAGGTCTCGTCGTAGCTGTAGTTCAGCGTCTCCTGGGTCCAGTTGCCGGCGGCCGCGTCGCTGCCGACCTCAAGCTGGAAGACCGCGAACCGGGTGGTGGCGTTGGTGGCCGAGTAGCTGTTGGTGTCCCAGGTCAGCTTGTTGCCCGACGTGTAGGTGTTCCAGTTGGCGTTGGCCACGCTGGAGGTCCCGTTGGTCGGGGTCGCCCCGGTCACGTAGTTGCCGGTCACGTACAGCGTCGTGCTGGTCTGCACGCCGCCGTCGCCCCACCACTTGAAGTTGGCGACGCCGTTCGCCGGCGCCGTGTCGATCTTCGCCTTCAGCCACTTCTCGTAGCTGCGCGTGCCGACCGTGATCGGGTTCGCCTGGCGGTTGGCCAGGCTGTTGGTCGCGTTGTCGGCCGAGATGAAGTCGATGCCCGTGACGGCTCCCGACTCCGTGCCGGCCGCGGATCCGGTGTAGACCCGGATCGAGACTCCTGCTGCCACCTGCTACTCCTGCGCTCCGACCTCGGCCAGGCCAGCCAGCACGGGGACGGGGTCGGCGGCCTTCGAGCTCGAGCTCGGCGGCTGCCCTCCACCCGGGGTGGTCGGCTGCTTCGGTCCTGCCTCCAGGGCCTCCCTGGCTGTGGGGATCTCACCCTCGGTGAGAAGGACGGGGCCCTTGGGGCCCATGACGATCAGAGATCGCCCCAACGTTCCGCCGATGGGTGGACGCCCATCGTCACGGCGAGCCTCGTCGATCACCTTCCAGGGGATCCCTCCGAGGGCGTCCTTGTTGATCTTCGCCTGGGTCTGCGACTCCTTGAGGTTCAGGGCGGTGAAGCCGAACTTCAGGTTGTTCGCCGGCCCCCCGTTGGAGGGGTGCTGGACGATGCCGGAGGTGAACCAGGTCTCGACCTCTCCGAGGAGCGGCCGGATGCCGCGATCCTCGGTGTTCTCCTGGTCGACGTTGCCGTTGGCACGGTTGACGTCCTTGGTGAACCCGAGGTCGGACATCGAGATCTTGAAGACGGCGCAGATCTTGCGGACCAGGTACTCCTGCCACTCCAGGAACTGGGCATCCCGGTTCGACTGGCGGAAGGGGACCCACTTGGCGTTCCGGGTGCCACCCAGGATCGCCATGGCGCCTCGGCCGGCCACCTCGGCCGCCCAGAAGCTCTTGAACTCCTCGACCTGGTCAGGACGCGCGCCCTCGCCCAGGTCGAGCATGCCGTCCGGGGCGGCCTGGCGCATCTGCCGGTCGTTGTACGAGGAGGCGCCGAGCTCGCTGTCGATCGCCATCTTGAGCGTCTCGAGCGGCGACAGACCGACCACCCGGAAGGTGGACTCGGTGCCCATCATGTACATGAACTCGGTGTCGAGCCACTCGGCGCGCTTCTGGTGGTCGGGGTACCAGAAGTACCGGGCCTCGTTCGGATCCTCGCCATCCCAGATGGTCGAGACCCGGACCGTGGCGCCGTCGACCGGCCACCATCGAGCGACGTCGCCGCGAAGGGTGAACTCGAGCTCCGCGCAGCCGGCGTCGAGGACCAGGTAGTCCTCGAGCACCATGTTGATGGCGGTCTCGTAGCTCTTCTCGCGCGGGTTGGCGCCGGCGATGACCTCGCGGAGACGATCCGCGAGCGCCTGGCTGTACGGCTTCTCTGGATCGACCGGGACGATGTCCCACTCGGCGCGCGCGACCTGGTCCTTGCGGAGGTCGATCGCGGCGCGGACCCACTCGGAGTGGTCGGCCCAGTTGCGGAACAGCCGAGCGTTGGCTCTGGCGACCTGGCGCCCGCCGTCCGTGTAGACGAGGGCGGCAGATGACCGAGCCGACGCAGGAAGGTTCTTGGGCGAAGACCGGTACCTGTCCGTCAGCCAGGTGGCCGCCTTCGCGATCGTGGTGGGTGCCTGCTGCACCAGACTCACCGCTGCCCCCAGAAGTCCCGACCGTGCTGCCGCACGATCGTATCCGCCGCCCGGTCGATCACGCCCTTCTCGAGGCTCTTGTTCATCGCCTCGGTGGCCTGATCATACGTGAGCGTGTGCGTCGGGATCCCCGACATCAGCGCCTTGACATGGTCCGGAACCTCGCGGGGTCCGTCCCTGAACTCGACGATCGCCATGGCTACCTCCGCGCGGCGCCGAAGACGAGTCCGCCACCGCCGAGGTCCATCGCGAACCCCACGGCGTCGACCTGATCGTCGTGCCCCTTCGGGAACCCGAGCAGCTCCCGCTCGTAGTCCGAGTCCCTCAGTGACTGGTGGTGGTGGACCCGGTGGGCCTCGTACTTGGAGGCGACAGCCCGGGCACGGGTCACCTTGTCGGTGTCGGTCTTCTTACCCTCGATCGGCAGGTTCGGGTAGGTCCTGTGGACCTCCTGGATGAGGGTGCTCTGGAACGCCTGGGCCTCGACGATGACCAGGGAGGTCCCTGGGAACGCCGACCAGCCGTCGTGGATGAACTCGGCGTGCCCTGTCTCGCGCCGGTCGCGGTAGACCGACAGGATCCAGAACTCGCCCCTGCTGCACTGGGCGACGACCGCCCTGGCGGTGAAGTCGGCGCGCTGCTTCTCGCTCGACGCGAGGTCGACCCCCATCCGGATCGTGTACGTGCGATCGCGCGGCAGCTCGTCGAAGTAGAAGCTGTCGTAGGCCCAGTCGGAGGACCTGAACACGTTGCCGGCCATGAGGCCGGTGATGTCGTTCTGGTAGGCGCACATGAAGAGCGCCGTGCCCAGCTCGATCTTCTTGTCCTCGAGGCGCCACTCCGGCCAGTGCTCCGGCCAGTAGCTGTGCCATCCGCGCTCCGTGTCATCCGGGATCATCGCCTGCCGGTGCAGCAGGTTCCACCCGCGGCCGCCGCGCTCGACGGGGTCGGAGAGCTTCTGGTAGATGTCCTCGTCCGCCCACCTGGTGCCGAGCATGACCACCACGCCGTCAGGCGTGAGGCAGGGCATCAGCGTCTTGAAGAACCAGGTCTCGACCTTCTCCCGGGCCTCCGGTGAGGCGCTGTTCTCCTCGTCGAGGATGTCGTCGCAGAGGATCAGGTCGAAGCGCTTCGAGATGATCGCGGAGCCTGCGCCGGCGGCGAACAGCGTGACGTCCTTGGATCCGTGCCAGCGGGACTCCCGGTGGAGCCACTCTGCGTCGGTCCACTTCGTGGGCGAGACACCGTCCCCGAAGATCTCGCGGTGCCTCGAGCTGTTCTCGAAGGTCCAGCGGATCGCCCGGCTGAAGTCGTACGCCTGCTTGGTCGTGTTCGAGACCAGCGCCACCCGGAGGTCCGGGAACTTCGAGATCAGCCAGGCCAGCAGGGCCGTGTTGCCCCAGGTGGTCTTGGCCGCTCCACGCGGCTCGAGCACGACCGTGTTCCGGCGGTCGTAGATGGCGGTGAGGATGGTCGAGACCATCTCCGCGTGATGGCGTGCCGGCCGGTTGAGGTAGACGTACTCGCCGTACGAGACGACGCCCTCGGCCGCCGGATAGAGCTGGCCCCAGTCCGACTCCCAGTCCTCAGTTGACCGAGCGAGCCCTCTCAGAGCGAGGGAGCGGAGACTGTCCCAGGTGCTCGCCTGAAGCTCCCTTTGCTCGAGCGAGCGCAAGAAGTCCTCGAAGTAGCTCGGGCGGGAGATCGTGGAGGTCGCCGGTGAGGCCAAGGGACATCTCCTCGTTGCGGGTCACCTGGGTGGGAGCCCCGCGCAGGACCTGGAACTTGTCGATCAGCTTGGCGAGGTCGGCCGGCGTCACTCGGATCCCGGCGACGAACACGCGCTGCCCGGACTCCGGGTCCTCCTCCCAGCGATCTGAGAGGTTGATGCCCATGTTCAGGACGGCCGCCTGGATCGTCTCGAGCATGTCGTTCTCGATCTGGGTGAGCAGCGTGGCACGCTTGTCGGCCGTGGCCTCGACCACCTTCTCGGTGGCCTTGGCCTTGACCTGGGCGCGCAGCCCGGCCCAGTTCTCCTTGCGAGCGCGATCGGCGATGACGCTGAAGCTCTTCACCCCGAAGCGCTCTGCGAGGTCGCGGAATGACGGCTCCTCGATCGCCTCCAGGTAGGCCTGCTTGATGGGCGTGTAGTCGTACGTCGTGCGGCTCATGGGATCCTCCCGGCGGCCCTGGCGCACTCCGGGGCGACCGTGAAGTGCATGTCGAGGATGATCCGGTCGTCGGTCGTGAAGCCGCATCCGGTGCAGACGATGTCGCCGGCGCCGCCCTGGATCAGGGTCAGGCTAGGCGCAGTCGATGAAGTGCTCGGCGATGACCCGGAGGGCTTCCGCGTCGCTGACAGCACCGTCAGCCTTGGCCTTGGCGATCGCGTCATCCAACGCCTCCGCGATGATCCTGGGGAGTCGCCACACGCGCTCGACCTGGGACTCCTTGGTCGAGGCCTTGGCCTTGATCGCGTTCGTGGCGCTGTCGAAGCGGGCCCGGATGCCGGCCAGGGAGTCGAACCTGTCCGGCGCGAACGGCATCACCTCGCGCAGCGAGCGCTCGTCGTCGATCCGCTCGCGCAGGCTCGTGACCAGCTTGGTCAGCTTCTCCTTGTCGGGCTGGCCGCGGGTCTCGTTGAGGACGATCGTCAGCTGCTGCGCGACCTCGTCCGAGACCTCCCCGAGGTCGAAGACGGGGATCGAGAGCAGCGGCAGGTGGATGTTGTCGTCTGGAACGCAATCGCCGCTGTGGGCCTTGGCGATCCGCCACCGATGCTCGCCGTCGACGATCTCGAGCTGCCCGTCGTTCCGCCGGCAGGTCACCGGATCCACGAACCCGAACTTGTGGACCGACGCGATGGCCTTGGAGAACATCTCCGCGTCCATCCTGTTCGGGTTCCACGGGTTGGGCTGGACCTCACGGGTCATGACCCAGATCAGCGCAGCTTGCGGAGCGCCCTCCCGGCCCTCTTCGTGTCCATCTCCTGGACCTCGATCCAGATCAGCCTCTCGACCTTCTGCGACAGCCGCTCGACGAGCCATGCGGCGATGCCCTCCGGGGTGGTGATGCCGCCGGGCATCATGGTGTCAAGGTCCTTGCGGTCGAGCTCGACCAGCAGGGCCTCCAGGTGCTCCTTGATGCCCTTCCCGCCCACCGCGTGGCCGGTCTTGGGCTCGAACGGGCCCTCCGCGGCCGCCGTGACGAGGTAGGTGTGCCCGTGGAGTCGGTCGCAGCCAGGCTCCAGCGGGAGCGTGTGCGAGGCTCCGATCAGGGCCTGGGCGATGGTCTGGACGTCCAAGGTTGCCCTCAAAGAAGAAACGGGGGCCCCACCCAAGTGGAGCCCCCGTCCGTTCGGGAGTCGAAGCGCACCAGGGAGGGTCTTCAACCCCCGTCTCCTACCGTCTACCGCTCAGGGCGGGCTGGTTGGGCTCTTGGCTGTTGAGCTACCTGGTGCATATGGCTCCGGAGGCTGGTCTCGATCCAGCAACCTCCACCTTTTCAGGGCGGTGCTCTACCTGTTGAGCTACTCCGGCGTTGTGGAACCGTACGATACCGCACAGCGTGCGGTCAGTCACCCTCCCCCGGCAGGAGCTGGCCCGGGTGGCGCGTCTCGAAGTGCTCCTTGAGCCCGGCGAAGCGCCGGTGGCACAGGGGGCAGTCGCCCGCCTCGAGCTTCTTCCGGAGCCGCGTGATGTGGCCCTTCGTCGTCCGGAGCGACGCCTTGGCCTGATCGGCCTCGGCCCTGACCCTGGCGGCCTCGTCCTTCGACCACTTGAGCTGGCGCCTGAGCCGCTCCTCCTCGGACTCGCCCAGGAACACCTGGCCGTGGCCGTTGGGGCAGTAGAAGGTCTTGTGGTCGGCCCGGCGGTCCTTCTCGTACTGGGCTCCCATCGCGAACGGGGTCCCGCACGAGTAGCAGGTGATGACGTTGCCGAGCGTCAGCGTGGCGGTGGTCACGGCTCGTCGTCCTCCGGGCCGCCGTCGGCCGGCAGCTTCTTGAGCCCCATGGCGGTGAGCGGTCCCTCGTCGACCCACTCGTTCTTCTCGAAGTTGAACCGCCAGGGGATCTTCAGGGACTCCTTGTCCCACGGGATCATCATCGCCTCCCCAGCGTCCCCGACGGCGACAGCACAAAGGTCACCGTCGGAGTCCATGGCCAGGGCCAGGATCACCAGCGGCAGGCCGGTCTGGACGCTCTCGCCATCGAGCGGTTCAGGCAGCAGCTTGATCATGCGCATCTCCCTCAAATGCGAAGGACGGGTCGATCGACCCGCCCTTCACGCCCCAACACGGACCGACCGGGGGGACGGCCACTCCGTGCGGTCAGTGTACGGCTCCCGGTCAAGACCGTGCGGCCCTGACCGGGATCGGTCCCTGGTGGATAAACACCACCTTGCTCTCCCCGCGCGGTACGGCCAGCGGGAGGCCCTTCCCGCGGACCTGGATCGGGCACTCCGGCTGACGGCACACGCCGTTCGGCTCGCAGGCCCTGCACATCGCCGCGATCGTCTCCTCCAGGTCCTTGACGCGATACGTCAGGCGCTGGTGCTTCGATCGACCCTCGGCGATGTGCCTGGCCCGCTCCCCGCACTCGAGCGTGCAGTAGACCTGGTGCTGACGCTTGGCCACGAACTGGGCCTTGCACAGCCGGCAGTTGCGGGTCCTGTCCGCGATCGCCCGCGAGAGCAGGGTCTCGTCCTCGAAGTGGTCGGCGAGCGCCTCCACGTCGTCGAGGTTCGGCCAGGACCTGAGCTTCTCCTTGAACCACGAGTAGACGTGGGCCTCGGAGATGCCCAGGAGCTTCGAGAGCTGCTTCTTGGTCACGCCCGACTCGGTCATGTGGCGGGTCAGCAGCTCCAGGAACCCGCCCTTGGGGAGGCGCTCAGGCCTCGACCGGTTCACCCTTGGGCTTCCGGCTTCGCTTGGCGCCGGCGGCGGCGCTGGTCTTCGGCTCTAGTGGCCGGTCGCGCTCCTCCAGGAGCACCGCCACCTCGCTCTCCGTCACCGTCAGCTCCTGGATCGGCGGCTTCGAGGGGCTCTGCGACAGCTCCTGCACCTTCACCATCTGCGGGCGCCCCCGCTCCGGCGTCGGGAAGCTCACCTTCACGTCGCCGCCCGCTCGCGTCGCCTCCACCTGGAACCTGGTCCCGTCCTTCAGGACCACCGTGATCCGGTCGCGGATCGCCATGCGCTACCTCCATCGGGATGTACACCGTGCTGTGGAGCACGGTCAGGGTGTGACCGGGGAACGACCTCCCCCAGTGCTGGAGCAGGTACTCCACGTCGCTCGAGCTCATCTCGTGCGGCGTGGCGAAGATCCAGCTGGCGACCTCGACACGCACCAGCGCGCTGGTCGACTTGTCCGGCCACCCGGTCTTGGCCTGGACCTTGCGGATCCACTCGGACGCCGCGCTCAGCGTCTCGTCGGAGACCGGGAACCGGCCCGTCTCCTCGATCTCCCGGACGTCGTCGGTCTGCCTCACAGGGGCACCACCTGGAGCTGCTTCCCGTCGCGATGGACGGTGAAGTGCCCCCCACAGACCCGCACGAAGCCGTCCGTCGTCAATGGGCGGATCGACCGCTCCAGGAGCATCTGGATCGACGCCCTCTTGGGGCACTGGTCCCGGAAGCCCGACCGTTCCGTCAGCGCCTGGCACCGGTGGCCTGGCTCGCACGTCGTTCCGCACCGCGTCCAGTCCTGCACGGAGCCAAGATGGAGCCCCACGAGGAGCCCCTCCTCTCCCAGGACCACCGCTCCGTGACGATGAAGATCCATCCTTGTCCCTCGCGTAGCCGCAGACGCGGCAGGTGATGCGGTCGTCGTAGGCCGGGAACGACTGGAAGTCGCCACAGGGCCCACCGCCGGCCGATTGGTGGTTGCCCAGCGAGCAGGGAGCGCACTGGAACCACCCCTTCTGCTGGGTGAGGTTGGAGCAGGCGCCGGCACACGTCCGGCAGTTGCAGGGCTCACCCTTCGGCAGGACGTTCCGGGGCATCCGATACTCCCCCGGAGTATGTGTGGATGAGGTACCCGGCGGCCCCGATGAGGGCCTCGGTCATCCCCGAGGGCTTCGACTGCCAGATGGTCCTGCGGTCGCTCTTGGCCAACAGGGCCACGATCGTCGCCCCGCCACGCTTGGTGGTCGAGACCAGGTGCATGTCCTCCGGCAGGTTGGCCAGGACGAGGTCGAACGCCTTGTCGATGCGGCCCATCAGGCGTGCGCGACGGGCTGCGATCCCATGCACGACGGCAGGGACAGGTACATCTCCCACAGGGCCCGGAAGTTGGCCACCGCGACCGCGACGTCCATGTTCATGATCGTCAGGTCAACGTGGTTGAGCTCCACGGTCACCGCGGTGTGCCCGGAGCTGTGCTGGAGCACCGCGAACACCCCGTGCGGCGCGTGCTCCATCACGCTGTCCTTGATCCACTTGATCGAGGCCACGACCGCGGGGTCGAGGTCACCGTAGTTCTCGTGCTCGGTGACCTCGGTGTCACCCTGGATCTGCGTCTTCATCCAGCATCCTCACGATGATCGGCGTGTGGGGGCCCATGTAGGACCCCTGGACGTTGAAGTCGAAGTGCTCGCGCGCGCTGGTCTCGGCTTCCAGCAGCACCTCGTCGTGATCCTCCTCCTCGCTGGTGTTCTCGGCCAGGTTCTGGGCCGTCAGCTCCTTGATGATCAGGTCCTCGTCGTACGCGACGGCGATGGGGGTCGGCCCCTGGAACGCGACACCGATGATGCCGGCGTCCAGGCCGTCCAGGACGAGCAGCTCGACCCCCCATTCGTCCGCGAACGTGTCGACCAGCTCACGCTTGCGTGCGGGCTCCACGGTTCTTCCTCCGATCGAGCTCTCCGTTGAGCTCGCGCACCTTGCGATCCCCACACAGGGCGCAGAAGTGGCCGGCCGAGTTGCCGTACTGGTCGATGGCCTCGCAGTGGGCCCGCTGACCGCACGTCGCGCACCGGTGGCGGACAAGGACGGCGCTACCCACCTGCCTGCTCCTTCTCGGCTCGCAGTCGCTCGTGCATCCGCTCGTGGCGGTCGTCGAGCTCCAGGATGTCGTGCAGCTCGTCACTGACCGTGCGGTGGTTGACCTCCGCACGGAGCTTGAGCTTGGCCCACAGCACAGGGTCCACATCGACCCTGACACGCTTCCGTTGCGCCATCGGCGCCTCCATACCATGTGGGATTGACGTACCAGATGGTATCGCGCGCCCGTGCGGTATGCAAGGCGAAGCCCCGGCTCGACCGGGCCTGGTGGGGGGCACCAGGGAGGGATCCGGGAGCCGGGGCTTCACCCTGAGTCTATCGCGCCGCGGACTCCTCGGAGCGCTCCACAGCCTCGATCTGGGCGACCCGGCGCTCGTTGTCACCCATGGCATCCTCGAGCGTCCCCATGACGGCGCCGTAGAGGACGCCCCAGCGGGCATACCGGGGCTGGTCGACCGGGATGACCGTCACGAGCCAGCCCCACTCGTCGCGCTTGGCCGTGCCGTCCTCGCGCTTCTGGAAGGCGTGGCTCTTCACCACGACCCGCCAGCCGCGATCATGGAGCGACTGCAGCTTGGCGACGAACGGGTCCCGCCCGCGCCACATCTGCTCGAGACGGATGCACCGCTTCTCCTTGGCCGCGAGCTCCTCGGCGTGGATCTTGGTCTCCCGCAGGAACCACTCGCGCTCCCCCTCGTAGCGCGAGACGCGGTCCTCGGCTCGCCACAGACGCACCCCCATGACGATCGTCGCGATGACGGCCAGGGCGAGGATCACGAGGAGGATCGGGTCGGTCACTCCCGGCTCCTTCCGGTCTTGGGCATGCGCTCCAGCAGGTAGTCGCGCTGGGCCTGGGTCATCTGGCCGATCATGACGTGGGTCTCCGGGAGTCCGTCGGCGAGGATGACGGGAGGACGCGGATCTGTCCGTACGGTGGGAGTGGATCGGACACGAGGCTCACGCTCATCACGGTCACGTCCACCCCCGGCTCGGCCGGGTCGAACCCCATCACCAGCCTTCGATCCTCCGGCACGACCTCGACCGCCTCCCCCTCGATGATGTTCGGATCCTCCGGCCGGCCGTTCGGGCTGTCCATCCACAGGTACGTCGCGAACGGGATCAGGCTCTGGCGCCGGGACAGCTCTCGCTGCCCCTCCGGGCTCGCCAGCCACCGCTTCGTGTTCTCGAACAGGCTCCTGATCCACTCTTTCCGACGCACGGGAGGCACGAACCTGCGCGCGGGTCGCCGGCGCTTCCGCGCCCGTCTGCTGCTCATCTGGGCCCTCCATGGCCTCGCGGACCATCTCCTCGCACTTAGGGCATCCCTCGACCGGGAGGTCGTGGCTGTCGTGCTTCTGGCTGAGGCGGTAGCGCCTCTGGTACTCAGCGCTGTTGCCCGGCATCCAGCGCAGCCCTCACGAACCATGCCTCGACCTCGCGCCTGACCCACGTCAGCCACTCGTCGCGGTGCATGTGCCGGCGCGTGTCGACCCAGTAGCTCAGGTCGATGTCGGCCACGATCATGGTCAGCG